GAAGCAGCAGCAATTAAATCTGAACGTCTGTCTGCTTGGGCGGTATTAAAGGCTGAGTTTGATAAGTATGGTTTAGGTTCTCTTGCAGATGCTGTTAAAGATATGATTATTAATGGAACACCATCTGCTCAAGCAACAATGATTCTTCGTGAACGACCAGAGTATAAGGCTCGCTTTGCTGGTAATGAAGCACGTAGAACAGCAGGACTTAATGTTTATGATGAAGGTACTTATTTAGACCTTGAAAATACAATGGCTGAAATCTTTACAGCCTATGGTCAGAAGTCTCTTATGGGTTCTACCCGTGAACAGCAACAGGCTACATTTGCTAAGTATATTGGTGCAACCATTGCACCTACAGAATTAAAGCGCCGTATGGATATTGCTACTGGTCTTTCCAAGTCAGATAACAATACGCTTAAAGCAATTAAGCAACTGTATCCAATGATTGGCGATAATGACATTGTTGCTTACTTCTTGAATCCACAAGAAACTCTACCTAAACTAGAGACCAAGGCTCAGGCTGCTTCAATTGGTGGAGCATTCTTGCAGCAAGGATTAAAGATTAACTCAGCATCAATGGAAGAGTATGCCGCTCTTGGTGTTAGTAGAGAGCAAGCACAACTTGGTGCAGCACAAATTGCTGGAGTTCTTCCACGTGCGGCTCAGTTACGTTCTTATGAGAATGGAACATACACACAAGAACAAGCAGAAGATGTTTATCTACGTCAATCTGCAACGGCTAAAAAAGAACTTGAAGATATTAGCAAGAGAGAAATTGCTCGCCTTAGTGGCTCAGCAGGAACTAGCAAAGTATCTCTTAAATCAGCAGCAAGAAACACATTCTAACTTCCTGACACGGACCTATCGGCCCCGTGCAGTGTATAAGACCGACAGCAGAAGCCAGCCAGTTTCCCCGAACTGAACTGTGGTCTGCGACTAACAACGAATAGAAGGGTGGTTGCTATGAGCAACAATTACTGGGATGACGAAGACGACGAACTAGATACCGACCAGCAACTTGGTGGCGATGACTTAGTAAAAAAGTTACGTAAAGCCAAGCGTGCAGATGAGAAGCGTATCAAGGAACTTACTGAGCAACTTGAGGGTTTATCCAAGGTGCAGCGTGAGCGAACCGTCAAAGAAGTCTTAGAACAAAAGGGAGTCAATCCTAAAGCAGCACGAATTATCCTAAAGGACTTAGAAGAAGTTAACGAGGAGACAGTTATGAACTGGCTCGATGATAACGGAGATTTGTTCGGATATACCCGTGATGCACAGGAACAAAGCATTACTGATGTAGACCGTGCGACATTACGTCAGCAAGACATCATCACACAAAATGCAGGGACTCCATCAAGAGCAGAGGATTTGGAAGCACGTTTGGGCGGAGAGTTTAACTCTCAAGAAGAACTAATTGCATTCCTTCGCTCTCAATAATTTTCCGCTCCTAGTCACTTGGAGGTGACAACTCATGGCTAATGCCTATACATCAACAGGTTCCTCTACTCTTGGAGGTACAGTTGGCGCAGCAGGTCTAGTACAAAAGGCGTATGACCGCCTTCTAGAGTTCGCTCTCCGCTCAGAACCACTTATTCGTTCTGTCGCAGATAAGCGTCCTGCACGTCAAGCAATTCCAGGTTCAACTGTAGTTCTACAGAAGTACGTTGACCTTTCAGCGGCAACAACCGCATTGACAGAAGATGCTGACCCAGATTCAGTAGCACTGTCAACACCAACATCTGTAACCATCACTCTTAACGAGTATGGTAACTCAGTACTTGTAACACGTGCGTTGGAACTATTTTCTCTAGCAGATGTAGACCCAGCAATCGCTAACATCATTGCATTTAACCTTGCAGATTCTATTGACTCAGTAGCAATGACAACATTGCGCGGTGGTACAAACGTAATCTACTCAGGTTCAACTGCTACTTCAACAGCAACAGTTACAGCAGCAGCAACACTATCTTCAGCAAACATCCGCAAGGCTGTTGCTAAGTTGCGTGCTGGTAAGGCTGTCGCCCGCAAGGGTTCTCTATACTGGGCTGGTATTCACCCAGAAGTTTCACACGACCTTCGTGCAGAAACAGGTTCAGCAGGATGGCTTCTACCAAATCAGTATGGTTCTGCACAGGACCGCATCTGGGCTGGTGAAATCGGAACATACGAAGGTGCATACTTCGTAGAGTCTCCACGCTTGTACTCAGCAACTGATGGTGCTTCATCTGCAAAGGTGTACCGCACAATCATCGCTGGACAGCAGGCTATGGCTGAGGCAGTTGCCGAAGAGCCACACGTAGTAATCGGACCAGTAGTAGACAAGTTAATGCGTCATCGCCCAATGGGTTGGTACGGCGTACTTGGCTTTGCTCGCTACCGCGAAGAGGCACTATACCGAATCGAATCAGGTTCATCAATCGCTTAGTTGATTACCAACTGTCCGTGAAGGACCAGCAGGTGGGCATCGTCTGTTTCATTTCTACAAATTGGATAAGGGACTGACAGTTGTTAAAAGTAGCGGGACATATTCAACTACACGATATTTATTAGATAGCCAGTTAGATGACTATCAAGAAATCTACCTTGGCGGAAGAAACCATGTTGTTTCTGAAGCAACTAAGGCTGCTCTTATTGCTGGTGGTATCGGAGTAACAGAGGATAACTTTACAGCAATATGAGTCTACATAAAAAGCAAACACATCCAGAGTATGTTGAAGGATGTTTTGGTTGCAAAATCTCTACCCTTGAACTAGGAGTTGGAGATGCAGCCAGAGACATTCCTGATAAAAAATGGAATGCAGAACTACAAGCATATAGGGATGCACGTGCCCAAGGTATGCAACCAGCAGGAACAAGAATATCAGATGTTGAAGCAGCGTATAGCGCATCAGAAACTTTAGGTAAAGCCTATGATGCAAACACAATGCCAAAGACAAAAGACATAAATAAAAAAACCGCCGAAGTACTAAAGGAAATAGGAGTCTAACATGATGGGTAAGAAGATGACTGGCAAGGCTGGAAAGATGTACAAGAAGGCTGAGTCAATGGAAGAAAAAGCCATGATGATGAAGATGGCAAAAAAGAAGGTTGTTAAGAAGGCTGCAAAAAAGATGGGCAAGAAGAAGTAATGCCAAAGGTAGGAAAGAAAGAGTTCCCATACACAGCAAAAGGTAAGGCAATGGCGTTAGCCGAGGCTAAGAAAACTGGTAAGCCAGTAAAAAAGGCTATGAAGAAGATGGGTAAGAAAAAATAAAATGGCTGCTCCTAAGAAAAAAACTGGTGTTGCTTCTAGTGCTGATGAGGCGCGACGTCAAGCAATGCAACGTGAACAACGCATGAAGAACCTATCTCCAGAAGATAAGGCATTCTTAAAATTAATGGAAAAATATAAGTATGATGTTACTGCAATTCCTGGTTGGAATGGCGGAAAAGGTACACGATAATGACAGACCCTAGACTAAAGCGAGCAGGAGTGTCAGGCTTTAACAAGCCTAAGCGCACACCAAATCATCCAAAGAAGTCACACGTAGTTGTGGCTAAAGAAGGCGATAAGGTCAAAACTATTCGCTTTGGTCAGCAGGGTGTTACTGGTGATAGAAAACCAACAGCACGTCAGAAGTCTTTTAAAGCACGTCATGCTAAGAACATTGCCAAAGGCAAAATGTCAGCAGCATACTGGGCAGACAAGGTGAAGTGGTAATGCCTAAAGCATTCTGGGATAAAAAGAACCCAAAGAAAACTTCTAAAAAGTTAACACCAGCGCAAAAGGCTAAGGCTAAAGCCCGCGCTAAAGCAGCGGGTAGACCATATCCAAATCTAGTTGACAATGCTGCAGTAGCAAAAAAGAAATAAGAAAGTAGGGGACATGCAAGAAACAGTATCAATTGCTTGGTGTGATAACGGCAATGTAGATGGCAAGTTTATGCAGGGCGTAGTAGATGTACTACTTAAGTCAGGTGTTAAGTTTGAAACCTCACTACGCAGTCAGGGCAACCAGATTGCCCGTCAGCGTGAGAAAGTAATTAACTACTGGTATGACGAGAACAAGTCAGACTGGTTGCTCTGGGTAGATTCAGATGTAGTTATTAGCGTTGATAAGTTTAAACTACTGTGGGATAACAAGGACGCAAATGAGCGTCCTATTGTTACTGGTGTTTACTTTACTACTGATAATCCAGAAGACCCGCTTATGATTCCTATGCCTACAGTATACGAGTTTGGCGAAGCAGATGGCGTGGTAGGTATCCAACGGATACATCCGCTACCTGATAATAAGTTTATTCAAGTAGGTGCTGCTGGTATGGGGTTTGTTCTTATGCACCGTAATGCAGTTACTAAGATTAAAGAAGTTTTGCCAGATGCCCCATTCTTTACAGAAGTAGGTGTTGGCAACACATTCATGGGTGAAGACATTTACTTCTTTGCAGTATGTGATAAGGCTGATGTTCCAGTCTGGTGTCATACAGGAGCAACAGTTCCGCACATGAAAAGATTTTCATTTGATGAGCATTACTACAAAGCATTTTTTGGTGCAGTAGAAAAGCCATCTAATTTGATATTACCAAAACATCATCGAAAGAGGTAGCAAATGCCAGGTACAGCAGGCAGTACATTATGTGCAGAGTTAAACAGGTTGGCTAATGGCGGTACTTATCCTGCCCGTACTGCATTTCTGGATGAGCAGGGTGCTGCTAATGCTTGGGCTGGTACTACTGGCAAAGGGTTAATTGGTGCACTTAACTACAAAGTTAGTTCATCTCGTCAGCCATCTGCCTTTAAAGATTTAAATGGCGTATGTAATGAACTTGCTAGCACTACTGGCAAATCTGCGGTTGACGCATTAAGGACTCTATAATGACAGTAACGCTTGACGCTTTAACAGATGAAGTGCTTATTAACCTTGCTGGTTATACACTGCAGCAAGACCGTGCAACCCACCTTACTGGTGCGGTAACAGCAACTGCATCTACTATTGCAACTCCCATTGTTCTTAGCCTTGGCTCTACTGAAAATGTAGGTAAAGGTATACTTGAGATTGATGATGAACTGCTTTGGGCAGATTCATTTGACCGCGTTGCTAGCACAGCAACTATCTCTCCTTATGGTCGTGGCTATCTAGGTACTACAACTGCAGCCCATATTGCTGGTGCTAAGGTAACAATTGCTCCTACATTTCCACGCTTTGTAGTTAAACGTTCTATTCAAGACACTATTCGCGCCATTGGCGCAACTATTTTTTCTGTAGGTCAGACTACATTTACATATAACTCAGCGGTAAGTACTTATGCTTTGACTGGTCTTGACATTCAAAACATCTTAACAATGCACTGGCAATCAATTGGTCCATCACAAGAATGGATTCGTGTTAAGCGTTGGGATTGGGACTCTAATCCAGATGCTACAACTTGGGGTGCTACTGCACAGACTGTAACTATTGGAGACCCAATCATCTCTGGTCGCACAGTTAAAGTTACCTATGCTAAGGCTCCAACAACAATGAGCACATCAGCAGAAACATCTTTTGCTACTCAAACTGGTTTACCAGAATCTTGCCGAGACATTGTAATTCTTGGCGCAGCGTATCGTTTACTTACATTCCTTGACCCAGCCCGTGCTGCACAAGTTAGCCCACAGGCTGATGAAATTGATAGCAAG